AGTCTAGAAAAATCTATAGACGTTCAGACATTATTAAACTAATGCAGGACGACCCAGACCGGTACTTACAACTTAGTGATGAAATTACTAAAGCGTATGCCGAAAAGAGAGTCCGCTAACTCAAATATTATTATATAGGAAGTATTAAAATGACTGATTCAACTTATCCCGCAAATGACGGTTTTGTAGACAACACTAGCGCGGCTACTTTCATCCCAGAAATCTGGAGTGACGAAGTTGTCGCAGCATACAAGTCTAACTTAGTTCTGGCTAACCTCGTTAAGAAGATGAGCATGTCAGGCAAGAAAGGCGACACCATTCACGTACCTAAGCCTCTCCGTGGTTCCGCTAGTGCTAAAGCAGCTAACACCGCTGTTACTATTCAGAACGGAACTGAAGAAGAAGTTTTGATTTCTATCGACAAGCACTTTGAGTTCTCTCGCTTGATTGAAGACATCACCGAAGTACAGGCTCTGGCTTCTCTCCGTCAGTTCTACACCGGTGACGCAGGCTACGGTCTGTCTAAGCAGGTTGACGAAGATTTGTTCCTGTTGGGTAAGAAGTTCGGTGACGACAACGGTAGTGGTTCCGACTGGGTTCACAGCAACACTTACAACTTCTCTGGCTCTGCTGGTATCGAAGCTTATGCTGCTGATGCTGTAGCTGCTGGTGACGTATTTAACGACGCTGGTTTCCGTGCTGCTATCCAGAAGCTGGATGACGCAGACGTACCTATGGACGGTCGTTCTTTCGTAGTTCCTCCTTCCATCCGTAACGCTATCATGGGTGTTGACCGCTACATGTCTTCTGACTTCGTAGATGGTCGTGGTGTTAAGAACGGTCAGATTGGTAACCTGTACGGCATTGACGTATATACTACTTCTAACTGTCCTGTACTTGAGACTGCTGCTCAGAACGCTGCTGGTGGCGAAGTTAAAGGTGCAATGTTGTTCCACAAGGACGCTATGGTTCTTGCTGAGCAACAAGCTGTACGTTCACAGACTCAGTACAAGCAGGAGTTCTTGGGAACTCTCTACACTGCTGATTGTCTGTACGGTACTCAGGTACTACGTCCAGAAGCAGGTATCGTTCTAGCTGTAAACGGCTAAGCGATAAGCAACAAACTAGGGGGTTCTCCGGAATCCCCTTTTCTTTTTTTTCTGTTTTTGTAGGAGTTACAATGGCTATATATAGAGGAAACGGCGGCGCTGGTGATTCAACCAATGACGCTACAGTAAGTGACGTAACAGCCCAAGCTGTCATAGCTTCTACAAAAGCAGATGAAGCAGCAGCAAGTGCAACAGCAGCAGCAGCCTCTGCAACGAGTGTACAGACCCTCACAGCAGCCACAGGAGCCGCTGGAAGCTCTGCGTCTTACAACGGTAGTACCAACACCCTAACTGTGCCAAGAGGCGACACAGGGGCAACAGGAGCCGCTGGTGACGACAGTGCTTGGACAGGTGGTAGTTACGCATCAGGAACAGGCGTTGTTACCTTTGCTTCAAATGATGGCTTAGGCTTTGTTACTGGAGACCTTAGAGGAGCTACTGGTTCTCAAGGTATCCAAGGTATCCAAGGTATCCAAGGTATCCAAGGCGTAACGGGCGATGGTTTTACAGGAGGCACGTACACAGCAAATACAGGTGTAGTTGCTTTTACTTCAGACGATGGCTTAGGTTTCTCCACAGGCGACCTTAGAGGTGCTACTGGTTCTCAAGGTATCCAAGGTATCCAAGGCATTCAAGGTATTCAAGGAGCTACTGGCGCAACAGGGGCTGCGGGTGCCGATGGTGCTGACGGTAGCGGTGGTGATGCTTACTTAGCGCAGACACAGACTTTTACAGGCGCTAAGACGTTTTCAGCGACTACTGTCTTTGAAGCAGGAATCACAGAAGATGCTGTAACGCTTACCGGAACCGCTACAACTATTGACCTTTCTGCTGCTACTAACTTTGTGCATGACCTCACAGGCGCTACTACTTACACGTTTAGTAACCCAGCGTCCACAGGCAACGCCTCTAGTTTCACGCTCAAGATTATTCAAGACTCAACAGCCAGAGCAATCACTTGGCCTGCTAGTGTTGACTGGGCTGCTGGTACAGCCCCTACGTTAACAGCAACTGATAACGGTGTAGATGTGTTTGTGTTCTATACTATTGATGGAGGTACAACCTACTACGGCTTCACGGCTGGACAGGCGATGGCGTAATGAGTAGAGTAGCTGATAAACTCATCAAGGCTAAGGTTGATTCTGGATTCACACCCGACCCAGATTTTACAAAACTTCTTACAACAGCAGGTATGGGCGGCACAACCCTGCTTAATGATTTAGACGATGCTTCGCAGATTGATTATTTCTACACTTCGGCTTTCGCCGCCAACACCTATGCTAGCGCAGACATGCACACAGCAGTAGATGATACTAATAAAGTTTTTATGGTAACGAACGCCAATGCTGACCGGTTAGCTGTTGCAGATTGGAGCGATGACACAAATATAGTTTCAACAGCCTTGGTAACTAATACTACTAATTTAGACAGAATTTACCAAGTTGCTGTTGACCCTTCAAAAGAGTTCGCATATACCGCTAACTCATCGAGCAATTCATCAAATAACGGCGTTTCTAGATACGACTATAGCGACCCGACAAATTTAACACTCAAGTGGGTTTTTCAACGCTCCACCGTTGTGTACGGCCTAACAGTTAATCCATCAAGAGAGCTACTTTATTGCGTTTCTAGCTCGGGTTTACTTACTTACGACATTAGCCCAACAGGAACTAATGTTATGGTCTTTAAAGATTTTTTATACGTAGGCGGCGCAACTAATTATATACAAGGTACCTATTTAGATATTGCAAATGATATTTTATACATGGTAGCCGCCAACAGCGACAGCTTACTGGCTTTTGATGTCAGCACTGATACAGCGGCAGTTCTTTTGGATACCTATTCAGGCTCGGGAACTGGTAATGTCATGGACAACCCGGTGTCGGTAAATGTAGACGTAGCTGCGGGAATAGCTTTTGTTGAAACAAGATATGGCAAGCTCAACAGCTTTGATGTAAGCGACCCGTCTAATTTAACTTTATTAGATACCTATACAGGCGTTGGCTACAATAATAATTCCAGTAAAAGAAGTATAGCTATTGACCCCGGAGCTAAAAGAGTATATTGCGCTTATGGTACTAGCTTCAGCCCAGCAGGAGTTAAAGTTATAGAATACTCTAACCCATCTAATTTAACTTTAGAGGCTACTATTGACCATTCAAGCAATGCATATAAAGGCGCTAAAGTACACTTATACAATTAAGGATTTATTATGTACGTAAAAACAAGCAATAACACTGTAGATGAGTTTCCCTACAATATAAGAAAATTACGAAAAGACAACTCTAGTGTTTCTTTTCCGCAAGAAATAAGCGAAGAAACTTTAAGTTCTTTTGGCGTGTTTTCAATAGCTAGAGGAGAGTTTCCAGAAAATATATTGCATACAGAAACTGCTGTTCATGCTTCAGTACCCGAACTTGTAGACGGTGTATGGACACTGCCTTGGGTGGTACGAGACAAAACACAAGACGAAATAGCCTCAGAAGCGTCTAGCGTTCGATATGAGCGTGATGAGCTACTGACCCAGTGTGACTGGACACAGTTACCTGATTCGCCGTTAGAGAGCACTACAAGAGCTTCTTGGGCTACCTACCGAACAGCACTACGAGACGTAACTGGACAGACTGGTTTCCCTACTGACATTACTTGGCCGACAGCACCTTAACTTTACTTGGAGTAAACAACAATGAAATATTTATTAGTACTAGCGGCATTTGCATTGACAGCTTGTAACACCTTCAATGCCGCAGTAGACGGTTCACAGATGATTGTAGACAGCACTGTTGACTCCGCACAGTCTATGGTTACAGACACAGCTAAAGGCATTGGGGCAGGGTCTGCTACGTTTGTTGACGGCATTGCCGCTGACATCCGTAAAGCGTCTGAGTAGATGTTAGCCGAGATTGCTGCCGCTAACGCAGCTTTTAAGGTTATCAAGACAGCACTCAGTAACGGGAAGGAATTATATGATTGTTCAGACGCAGCTAAGCAATACTTCGATAACAAAAGTGCAATAGCAAAACGTGTAGCATCCAAGGGCAAAAGTGACTTGGATGCTTTCATGGCTCTGGAGAAGATTAAAGAACAAGAAGAGTGGCTCAAGGATTACATGGTTTACGCCGGTAGAGCTAATCTTTATTCCGACTGGTTAGTTTTTCAAAGTGAATGTAAAAAGAAAAGAGAACAAGAAGTAAGAATACAGGCATTAAAAAGACACAACACACTTACACTTATAAAACAATTCATAACAGTTATAGGTGTAGGCATAGCGGTTATCCCTGTGCTTGTGTACGGTTTAATCTTTTTACTTAAAAAATAACTTGACAACAGGACGTTCACAATGGTCGAAGACACAAAAGAAATGCTTGACGTAGCTGCCGCTTCTACTGCAATCCTTTCTATGGCCGCTTGGCTACCGCCGACAGCCTCTATCCTGACAATTATATGGTTAGGTATTAGGATTTATGA